AAGACGAACAGAAGCATGGAAAGGAATACCTTTACCACCAGGTGTTGTCCAAGGATCAGAAAATGCTGGAGCATTGAGTTTCTGACGAAGTTGATTTGTAATAATCAAACAAATACGCTCTCTACCAATAAGATTTGTAATTTTTCTCATTGCCTTTGAAATGATAAGTGCCTTTGCCGTAGCATAACCATCCTTATCAAAATCTGCAGCCATTTCTGTTTTAGTGGATGCACCGGCTATCGAATCAACTACTATCGTTACCAATCTATCTTTATCGGATGAACGAACCTTATCAATGATAACATCAACGGTTTCAAAAATATCTTCTACTGTTTCCAATGGAATGTATAACATATCTTTCAAGTTCAAACCGATTGCGGTTAGATATTCAGTTGATATTGCATTCTCGGTATCAATATAAACAGCAAGACCACCTTTCTTTTGTGTGTTAAGAAGTGCATGGGCTGCCAATAGAGATTTACCAGATTGTTCGAGACCTGTTATTTCAGATACACGACCAACAGGAAAACCACCATACTTACGATTAGAAATGGCCAAATCCAACATGGTTGAGCCAGTTCCTACCCATTCTTTTACTATCGTAGGTGCATCACTATCACCTTCAAGAAAGTAAGCAGTCTTAATGTTTTGAGTTTTGAATTGTTTGTTTATAGTTTCGGCAATGAGCCCACCGAGTTCATCGGAAAGATCACTCTTTGATTTTGCCATAACTCACCCTTATTAAAATAAATCATCAAATGTAACACCGACATCTTCTGCAGGTGTGTTTGAGCTGTCACTCTTTTCTTGTTTGTAATTGAGATCTTTTGATTCTTCTTCTTGTGAAGAAGCACCCATCCAAGTTTGTAACTGAATCTTCAAATCATCATAAGATGGTTCTGGATACAATTCTGTAATTTGTGGTTGTGACTTAATCTTTTCAAGAACTTCTGCACTTTCTGTAATAGGTGTTTCTTTTGGTTTAACACGAATACTTGTTTCTGCATAAGTCTTACCGGCTTCTTCTGGTGACTTAACGGTAACAACAATGTCACGACCAGATTTTGCATCAGACAAATCACCGTAATCAGGATCAACAAAGAAAGCAAGTAGTTCTTCATAAATTTGTTTACCAAATCCCCAAAACTTTACACCTTCATTTTCTTGACCACGAACAATAACAGGAACATAGATACGCATTTTGGGTTCCAATTTTCTACCCATTACCCAATCTTCTTTATCACCAGTTTGTTTAAGTTTTTCTGCAAACTCAACCACTGGATCAGGACGACCAAATGATGCAGGAGAAAGAATAGATCTCTTACCCAAATTGTAATGGAAATACAATTCGATAAACGGATTTTCTCTGTTATGAATGTAGGGAACAATTCTGATTTGAGTTTCACCCGGATCGGGTTTCCAAATGTTAGATGTGCGATTGTTTGTGTTTTTTAGAGAGTTCAAACGACTCTTGATTGCATCTAGGTTAATAGCCATGATGTTTCTCCAAATGTGTAATAAATAATGTTTAATCGTTACTAAAAGAATGTTATGTCTAATAGAACAATACTAATATATGAATTTAATGTTTAATAAGCAAGCAATTTTTATTTTATTCTATAAATAAATATGGGAAATCCGAAGATTTCCCATATTATCATTTATTGTATTTCATAAGTTCCTTTAATCTACGAACAATCGTTTCTGGTATTTTTTCCACATTGAATGTGTTATCAACCCAAGCTGGTGCATCATCTGTTTGAGGCATAACATCACGCTTTGGAGCACCTGCAACTGGAGGACTTTGTTTTTTCAATGTTTCTACATTACCCCAAATATAGTCCGCAATCGCTTCTGGTGTATCGCCTTTATCATATTTCTTAAACACTTCAACAACTGGCTCTTTTATATTATCAATAACATATTTTTTCAATTCACTCTCACCAACTTGAAACAGATTTACACCACCACCGGCTGCAGTTGGAACTGTTCCAGTTTGAGCAGCAATACCAATTTGAGTGGCTTTAAGTGCTTCGAGTGGTTTTTTAATATCCGTTAAATCAACTGCCTTTATCTTTGCATCAGGATTAAGACAGAATACTTGTGACCAACGGTGGTGTCCGTCAATAACAAATTTACCACCACCACCTGTTACAATTGATTTTCCAGCAGGTGCAACTACACCACCTTTCAAACAGGCCTCTGCACTTGCAGCATCTTTTAACGGATAGCTCAATGATTTATCCATAACAACTTCATTTTGAGTTGGCTGTAAATCTGTGCAAACAGGAGAAGCGGCAGATGTTTTAACTGGAGCATCTGACGATAAAGATTTTATGGCATCAACAAATTTAGGATCCTTTATATTATCACCCAGCTCTTTTACAAATGAAACATAATCTTTTTTAAGAATTTTTTTCAATTCTTCTTGTGCATCTTCTTCATTTAGTTTTACTTTAACTTCGTTTACTAAACTTTTCAATGAATTTTTCATCAACATTCTCTCTAAATCGTATTAACAAATTCTTCTTGTATTTTAAGTTCTTCTGGCGATGCCTGACCAGTTTTACCCCAATCTGGAAGAACAGACATTATATGAAATGCCTTAGCACTTCTAACATCTTTCATCCACTTTCCTGATGTTGGATTATCTTTATTTTTTAATATGTTCACATGATTTGCACCAGGAAAAACATATAATGGCATACCACTTTCTTTTGCCAACATCACAGAATGTTTTAATGGAACTATATTATCACTACCGCCGTGAATAATTGCACCGTTACCGCTAATTTCAGAACCAGTTAAAGTTACCGTTGGCCATTGTCTATTCCATGCAGGAGCAACAAGGTAAACGGTATCTGGCTTTTTTGCACCCATTGATAATGCCTGAAGAAGTATTGCTCCACCACGTGAATAAGCAATCAATGTTTTAGGATTTTCTTCATTCAAATACAATATCGCTTTTTCAATATCTTCGGTTGTTACACTTGTTGAGTCAGAAAAAGCAGGACATCCTGTATCTTGTTCTGGACTTGTCCATTCTACATTACACGCATCAACCCGCATATCTTTTGGTTTCATCCCATATCCATGAAATGCACCCTTTTCAATTTCAATTTCTTTTAGCAAGTCAATTAACTTAATCATTTTTATCTTATATTGTTTGATAACAAATGAGTTCTTACTATTTCTTTTATCTTCTTACGAAGTTTATTTTTTAATCTTTCTTCAACCTTATCTGATTTTTTTTGTGGTTCTTCCGATTCAGGAGGAACTTCATTAGTCTGAATAGCAGTATCTACTTCTTCTTGTATTTTCAAAGAAATTTTCTCAGCAACATGATTTAATTCTGACAAAAACATTTCTATAACTTCTTCATCTTCGGCCGTCAATCTTCTTTTAATAAAACCGGATATTTTTTCTGTTAATTTTTGAATATCATTTTCATGTTTTTCTTTTTCACTTTCAGTATATGGCATACTTTTTAATGAATTAACTGCCTTATAGAGTGTAATTAAATCTGAATTGTTATGGAATCTAGACGATATTGATTGTAACGAGTCCTTACCACTTCGGTATGAATCTGAATTAAACAATTTCTTAAATAAAAATTTTATAGATGAAGGACTTTCCTTTGGAAACATATACAATATATTACCCTTCCCCTTTTCTGCCAAATTTAATGCATCAATTAATACAATATAAGTAAAAGGACTAATTGCAGATTGCGATATTGATTCATTTACGATTTTTCTTTTCATTTTTTTACTCATGGTATTAGAGTTATTTTTGAGTCTTTTTGGATCAAATAAACACTTATACTTGTTTTTTTATTAAAAAAGTGTAATTTACCAGACATTGGCTTTTTATATTCGTAGCCAATTGATTTTAGTGCATCTATTATCTCATGTTCTTTATACTTACTAGCATCTATAACATTATCCGGAAGCATTGATATATCTGTTAGTTTCTTTTTTAGTTCATCAAAAATTGTATCAAATCCACTTGCTTCATTGATAAAGTTAAACTTGCAAAAAACATTTACAAGTTTTTTTGTAATTTCATTTATCAAATTTTCTTTGTTGTGTTTATTTTTCATGTTTTATCTTTTAATTGTTCTCATAATAAATATAGAATTGAAATTAAATTACCAATTATACACTCTAACTAAAAATATCTTAACAACACGGAAACCTTCTTTATTTTTAAGAAGTGCACAATTACGGTATCTTTCCCATTCAATAGGATATTTTTTATCAAGTATACCATTATTCAAATTCATTATCAATTCATTTAGAGCATTTATTGTGTATATCGTATTTGTTTCTCGTTTTTGATGAACCATTATTGAATTTGGGAGAAATTTTTTGTAACTATCCATTATGACATTATACGAAAGTATTACATCTTCTTTTGTATCAAAAGACTTAAAATGAAATACTTTGTTGTTTAATATAGAAAAATTTTCTTTTATATTATCCAAAGTTTCTTGAACTTGGTATTTTCTTGCAAAAGTACATACAAGCTGTGTCTTCAATAATTTTCTCTCATTTTTTGTAAATTTCCGCACTTAATATAAATATGTTCCTAAATTTGTTTAATGTTACCAAAATCCTCGCCAACATAAATTTTTATTGACATATTATCTGTCTCAAATGCAGACTGCAGAGTGTCAATTAAATCCATTTCATCTGGATGAATATCAAAAACAAAAGCATCATAAAGATACATCATAAACACAGACTTCTTATTTTGTAAATGTGGTAAAATACTTTTTATCTTACGGACATTGTATTCGGTTTCCAATGATTGAAGAACATAATTGAATACTTTATTAGGTGTTGCATCTTGAATATCTCTGAAATTCTTTTCGTAAAACCAAGACTTTACCATGCCATCGGTTTCATATAAGGAATACATTTCATCTATGAGTGCCTGAACTGATCTAAAGAAAGTGTGGTTCATAAATTCAGGCGTAATTGTTCCATATATGTTTTGAAATACTTTTGATTTGAATTGGTCATAGTCCATGTCCATATCCAAATCACTCTGTATCTGCTCATACGGATGATATTCAAATTGATAATCCAATATCTTAGCAAGTAGTTTTATATGGAACGCATCATAATCAAATTGAACTATCTTACCGCCTTCAAATCTTGAACTAATTTTATCTCTACTGCCGTCTTTCTTATTCATTGCAGAGAAATTAAAACCATCCCAAGCATTACTCGGTCTACCTGTTGCAGTATACCACATATAATTTTGTTTCTTCGTTTCATCGCCAACAAGAATATCATTCTTTTCTATTTCATGGAATACATTTATGAAATCATTACAGTAATCTATACAACTCTGTTCAATTGGGTTTTCTGTATAAACTCTCATAACATATTTTGCAATCTTTCTTGCCCATTCCAATTGTTTTGAAAGTGGTATGACATGACCTAAATCTTCTATTTTGTAAAATTTATTGGCGAGCGTTTCCATACCCTTCGGATAAAATTCTTTTGGATTGATATAGTCTGATGTATAATAATGTACATATGAATTTAGATCGATACCATCATTGAAACCGTTATATGCCAATGCTTTCTTATTGAATACAAGTGTTTTTGGATGCAATTTTATTTCATTTAACTTAATGTCTGTATCTACTTCATCTGGATGTGTAAAATTTATGTATTGTTCTTCCCCATCGGTAAATAGAAAATACATACCAATAATGCCAACTGCAGACGGGTGTTTGTTTGGATTGCTTGTAATTGGAATGCAAACCGAAGGTTTTTCTTGAAATGTCATAATAAAGTTTGTATATTAACAGTTAATACATGGTCGTGGATTGAATTGACCATCATATTTACTAAATTCTCTATAATTGTGCAATAGTTCTGCTAATATACGAAATTTTTTTGAATGCCGCAAAACAATTCTTCTATTGGTATCAACTACTCCAGGAGTAACTAATATATCATTTTTATAGACATCGTATTCAGGACCGGATAGTTTCCATGGAATAGCTATTAAACCATAAAGAAATTGGTTTATTCCACCATTTTTTGTGTTGTAAGTGGATGCCTGTTCTTGATCAATCTCATATAAAACTCTATCTTTCTCGTTTCTTTTATACACAAAAAATCTTTGTATAACACCCGCTTCCAACTCTTTTGTAGTTGGCCTTCTTTTAACAACAGATGGAGACCTGTATCTATAAAACTGTGTGTTTGTTCCCAACAGTTTTCTTTTTTCTCCGTTTGAAAACACAGTAAAATGTTTTAGATCAAGATACTTGAAATAACTAGCATTACCTTCTTTATATCTAATCAATCTTTTTGATTTAACAGGATCCCAATCTCTTTCTGTATATTTTTCACCTGTGGAATACTGATGATAATAACCACTATATTCTTTCCAATCATCAAGATACATCAATTCCTGTCCTTTGGTAAATAAGTTTTTAGTAATTTGATTTTCAGAATAAAATATCTTTTTTCTTGTTGCCATTACATACTCCGTTAAAGTGTTCCACTTCCGTCCATTTTCAATCTGGCTGCAGTATGTAATGTGGTTTCCCACATACCACCAGATATTTTATGTTCAATTTTTGTAATAACAAATACTAATTTATTATCAACATAAGTTTTCGGGACAAGATTTGTTGATATTACATCACCAAACCTAAATCCACTAACGCCATCTATCGTTATAGAAAAATCAACTGGATATAATGCCATATTTAACCAATGTGCATTTCCAGGACTTGTGGACATTTTTTTTAATTTTGCCAAATTTCCTCTAAACGCCTCACACCATGCATCATTGAATCCTGTTTTTGAAAAATTTTCAACCGCCTTTACTAATTTTTGTTGAACTGCCGCTGCATCGCCTCCAGACGCTGCATCTGCCTTTACTTCTATATTTGCAGGTTTATTTGCACCACGAGCTTTAACATAAGCAGCCGCTGCCATTGGTGCAGGTGGTTTTGACGATATATTAACATTCTTTATCAGTGGTCTATAAATATCTGCAGTAAATTTTAATGGTGTAACTTTATTCGTATGAGTTGATGATAAATTTGAATCTTCTATTGAAAGAATACACACTGCCAATTTACCATCAGCGTTTCCATCAAAATTGCTCGGTGGTTCGCATAAAACTGGTGATAATTGATACATTTCTCCAGAAGCAACATTTATTCTTTTCAATAATGTTTCAAACCAATTTGTTAAGTTTTTATAGAAAACATTTGCAGAATTTTCTTGAATAAAATTTTTGAAAGTTTCTTTTATGTAGTCTGTTCCAATCAATATGCCGCCTATGTTTATGTCATTTCCATTGACAAATGCAGCATCTTTATACTGTGGTACACAGTCTCCGTATTTTCCCATAACAGCTGAATCAGGAAATACAACATCAATTGGAAATGCAGACTGTATTGGTAATTTTTGTGTTATATTACCTTCAACCGCGACTTTGAATACTTTTCCCAAACCACCGCCGCCACCTTCAAATTTTTCTATTATCTTATTTGCGAAATCAACAAGACTATAAACATTCACATACCAAAATGGTTTAACAGCAGCTGATTCAGGCGGTGGTGGTGGTGGATCTGGGTTTTCAACTTCATCCTCCTCACCATCGGATTCTTGATACGGCCATGCAATTCCAACATAGTCTAACATTTTGCTAACCGTGTTACCAGCAGCAAGATCAAATACTTCTCCTGCAGCAGCAGGAACCCAAGTTGGTATACCAGCTCCACCTGATGAATCTGGCGGTGGAGTTGGCACATCTCCATCAGTTCCTGCTGCTCCCTCTTCTTTTCCAGTTCCTAAATCTGCATCAATAATAGATGCCAAATTATTTCCTTCAACAACAACTTTTGCTGGATCTGTTACTTCACCAGCAGCACCTTCCTCTGATTTTGTTGATTGATCTCCAGAAGCACCAACTGCAATAGTTGCGGCCGATACAATAGATATTGTTGCTGATAATGATAAGTCTACATTGAATGACCAATTGAAATTACTTATTATTCCAGTAAATGCCTGTTTACA